AGCTCGGGCTCTCCGACTGAGGAGGTAAGCCTTGGCTCCGAAGCAGGCTGAGCTCACAGCCGAAGAGATCGAACAGCTCCCTCCTACGTTCCTCGGTCCCACCTGGCAGAAGGACAGCCTGGGCGCGTGGCTTCTCCCGAAGCGCACCCTGGGCTGGCAGATCGCTGGGTGGTGTGCGGAGTACCTGCAAGCGGAGAACGGCGGCCCCTGGAAGTTCACCAGGGAGCAGCTTCGGTTCGTTCTGCACTGGTACGCCGTTGACGAGAACGGGCGGTTCACCAACCGCAAGGGCGTCCTTCAGCGCATGAAGGGCTGGGGCAAGGACCCGCTCCTCGCGGTGCTCTGCCTCGTCGAGCTCGTTGGGCCGTCGCGCTTCTCCCACTGGGACGAGGCCGGCGAGCCGGTAGGCATCCCTCACCCGCGTGCGTGGGTGCAGGTGACGGCCGTCAACCAGTCGCAGACGACGAACACGATGGCCCTGATCCCGTCCCTGATGACGGATCACTTCAAGGCGAAGTACGGCGTCAAGGACGGTGCGGTTCTCATCCGCGCGCTTGGCGGCAAGGTTCGCCTGGAAGCCGTGACTTCCTCGTACCGTGCGCTCGAAGGCAAGCGAACGACCTTCACCCTGCTCAACGAGACCCATCACTGGGTGAGCGGGAACAACGGCCACAAGATGTACGAGACGATCGACGGTAACGCGACCAAGCAGGACAGCCGTTACCTGGCGATCACCAACGCTTACCTGCCCGGCGAAGACTCTGTCGCCGAGCGGATGCGCGAGTCGTTCAACAAGATCCTCGAAGGCCGCATGGCCGACATCGGGTTCATGTACGACTCGATCGAGGCTCACCCCAAGACCCCGCTGACGGCGCTCGCGCTGCGCATCGTCATCCCGAAGATCCGGGGCGACGCGGTCTGGCTGAACGTGGACTCGATCATCCAGTCCGTGATGGACGCGACGATCGCGCCCTCGCGGTCTCGCCGGATGTGGCTCAACCAGATCGTCGCCGAAGAGGATGCGATCTACGGGCCGGCCGAGTGGGACCCCCTGGTCGACGAGAACAAGACGCTGAAGCCGGGCGACGAGATCGTCCTCGGGTTCGATGGCGGCAAGAGCTCGGACGCAACAGCGCTGATCGCGCTGCGCGTTCGGGACATGTGCGCCTTCGTGCTCGGCGTCTGGGAGAAGCCGGACGGCCCGCAGGGTGAGGACTGGACAGTGCCTCGCTCGGAGGTCGACTCCGAGGTGCATGAGGCGTTCCGCCTCTTCGACGTGAGGGCGTTCTTCGCCGACGTCGCCCTGTGGGAGTCGTACATCGCCGACTGGTCGGAGACCTACGGCGCCCAGCTCGCGGTCGCGTCGCCTTCGGGTAAGGATGCGATCGGCTGGGACATGCGTGGTTCACAGAAGACGGTGACGCTGGCGCATGAGCGCCTGATGCGGTCCATCTTCGACGCCAAGCTGGCCCACGATGGTGACCTCACTCTCCGCCGCCACGTCCTGAACGCCCGGCGCCGGACGAACAACTACGGCATCTCCTTCGGCAAGGAGAGCAAGGACTCCCCCCGCAAGATCGACGCCTACGCCGCACTGATGCTCGCGCATGAGGCGCTGTACGAACTCCGCGCTCGCGGCAAGAAGGTCCGGAAGCGGACCGGGCGCGGCTACTTCATGTGACCCATGTGCAAGTGTGACAACGGAAGGTGGTGAGGCATGGCTGACGTCAGCCCAGCTTCGCTGGCCAAGGAACTCCTCGCCATCCTCGATCGCGATGAGGCCCGCATCCAGCGGATCGACAACTACATCCACGGCAAGCACGACGACCCGTACATGCCGCCCCAGGCGGATGACGAGTACAAGCTGCTGGCCAAGCGGGCGGTCTCCAACTGGCTGCCCCTGCTGATCGGGACGCCGGCCCAGGCGCTCTACGTGGACGGCTACCGGCCGAGCACGGCGACCTCGGGCCTCCCGAACGCATCGTCCTCCTCGTCCACGCAGTGGACCCACTGGCAGCGTTCTCGCATGGACGCCCGCCAGGCTGCGGTCTACCGGGGGGCGCTCGGCTACGGTCACTCCTTCGTGCTGACGGAGAAGACCAAGAAGGGCGTCGTCTCGAAGGGCCTGTCGGCCAAGCGGACGGCCGCCCTGTTCGAGGACCCCGCGAACGACGAGACTCCGTACGCCGCCCTCACCGTGGTCTCCAAGCCGCGAGGCGAGACGCCCGGCAAGGCTCGGCTCTTCGACGGCAAGCGCGAGTACGCGGTCTCCTTCAAGTCGTACACCGACCCTGACTCCGTCAAGGTCGCGGCTGGGAAGCTGCATGGTGCGAGCGAGTGTCCGGTCACCCGGTTCGCCGCCTCGGTCGACCTTGAGGGTCGGACGATCGGCGTCGTCGAGCCGATGATCCCGCTCCAGAACCGCATCAACCAGACCATCTTCGACCTCCTGGTCGCGCAGACCTACACCTCGCATGAGGTGCGGTACGTGACCGGCATGGCGCCGCCCCTCCAGATGGAGATGGTGGACGAGAACGGTCAGGTCACCACCGATCCCGCGCTGGCTGTGGACAGCCGGCCCAAGCTCGACGCGGCGGGCAACCCGATCCCGGCGAACATCAACCACAACGCCCGGCGCTTCCTCTTCGCGGAGGACCCGGATGTGAAGTTCGGTTCGCTGCCTGCGGGTCCGATCGGTTCGCTGATCGACTCGGTGGACATGAGCATCCGGCACCTCGCCGCGATCTCTCAGACGCCGCCGCATCACCTGCTTGGCCAGATCGCCAACCTGAGTGCGGAGGCCCTGCTTGCTGCGGAGACTGCGCTGAGTCGGAAGATCACGGAGTTCCAGTCCATCTTCGGAGAAGCCTGGGAGCGGGTCTTCCGCCTGGCCGCCGAGATGGAAGGCGACACCGCCGCGCAGGACGACTTCGCTGGCGAGGTTCAGTGGCGCGACATGGAGTCGCGCTCGCTGGCTCAGGCTGCTGACGCTCTCGGCAAGCTGGCCGACCAGCTCGGCATCCCGAAGCGTGGCCTGTGGAAGCGAGTGCCCGGCGTAACCCAGACCGAGTACGAGGACTGGGAGCAGATGGCCGAAGAGGATGACTCTGTCGGCCAGCTCGCTTCAGCCCTCACCCGAGCGACGCCCGACACGGGCATCACCGCCTCACCCGATACCGAGGTGGTCGCCGCGTGACCAGCGCAGCCCGACAGGCTGAGGCCGATCGCGCTGCGATTGCGTTCCAGACGGCACTGACCCAGATCGGGGCAGGCACCGTCCAGGAGGCGCTTACGTTGTGGGAGGACGTCCCGGCTACAGCCAGGGCGTCCACCGCCGCCTCTTGGCTGAGGCGGGCCATCACGCTGGTGATGGGGCGCAGGCGCCAGTCGCGGGATCTTGCCCGCGCTTACTACCGCCTCGTTCGCGCACTGCGGACGGGGAGCACGGTGGCTGATCCTTACCATCCCGAGCCCAGGTACGTGACTGTCACGACCCTGCGCGAGGAGTTCAACGACTTGGTGCAAGGCGCTCAGCGCCCCCAGGAGGGGCGTGCAAGTGGCGCCCCTACCGAGACACCGGACTCCGCCTCGTCGGCCGCGACCGGCCAAGCTGGGGAAGCTGACGAGGCGGCTCTCGACGATCCCGACCAGGCGTCGGAAGACGAGCTCGACCGCATCCTGGTCGAGGAGATCGAGAGCCTTCGCGAGGCGGAGGAGAGGATCGAGCGCGAGGCGGAGCAGGAGCTCCGCACTGTGCTGGAAGCCCTCGGGCCCAACAACCTCCAGAAGAAGGTCGACAAGATCGACGGCGGCAGGACCGCTGACGAGGTCGACGAACTTCGGGACGAGGTCAAGAGGCAGGTCGGCGCGCAGCAAGCCGCAGCCGCAGAGCGCATCGCCATGAACGGCGGTCGCTCGACGGTCTGGAACCACATGCAGCGTGACAAGCGGGCCATCGGCTACATCAGACTCTCGCGCACCGGAACCCCTTGCGGGTGGTGCGCGATGCTCATCTCTCGCGGTCCTGTCTACCGTTCGCAGAACTCGGCCGAGTTCGCCGATGGGGACAAGTACCACGACAACTGCCACTGCTACGCGGAGCCCGTGTTCACGCGAGAGCAGTACAGCAGCTCGGCTACCTACGAGCTGAATCGCCGGTACGAGGAGCTGTGGCCCAAGGTCACACGCGGCCTGTCCGGCAAGGCGGCTGTGTCCGCCTGGCGCCGGTTCATCCGGCAAGAACAACAGGCCGCAGCCCAGGAGGCTCGGCAGTCAACTACGAACGTCCAGGAGGCGTGACAGTGCCCGAGCAGGAAACCACTGAGACCAGCACCGAGACCACCACGGAAGAGACCGTCGAGACGCCCCCGGAGGGCGACAAGCCTGAAGGCGAGCAGACGGCGGAGTCGACCGAGGAGAAGCCCACCGAGGAGAGCGTTCCGGCTGACGTGCTTCGCAAGAAGCTGACCGAGGCCAACGCCGAAGCGGCGAACTACCGCACCAAGCTCCGTGAGACGGAGGCCAAGCTCAGCTCGGCCAAGACCGTCGAGGAGTTCGAGGCGGCGACCGCTGAGCTGAAGGGGCAGATCGACGCGCTGGAGCGACAGATCCTGCTCAGCAACGTGGCACAGAAGTACGAGCTCCCCGAGGCGCTGGCCAAGCGCCTGACTGGCACCACGCCCGAGGAGCTGGAGGCGGACGCGAAGGAGCTCCAGAAGCTCGTCGCTCCTGCCGAACCTGAGTCGCTTGGTGGCGGCCTCACTCCCGAGGACGACACCGACGACTTCGACCCGGTCAAGGCCGTCGAGAACTTCCGGCGCAACCGCTACTGACCACCCCTTCTGGTCGAGTGTGCAAGTGACGCACGCCGTACCTCCCACTCCCAACCGAACGGAGAACACAACCCGTGGCTGAACACGTCATCGTCAAGCCGGAGAAGATTGCCGCGACTGCGGCGGTCGCTCTGGAGCAGTCCCTCGTCGTGCCCGCGCTCTTCCAGCGCGAGGGCATCGACGCCTACAAGGGCGCCGAGAACGACACCATCAACGTCAAGGTCGAAGGCGTCCTGCCGTTCCGTACCTACGGGTGGCGGAACGATCGGTCTGCGCCGATCCAGTTCGACGACTACGCCGAGAAGACCGTCGCGGTCTCCTTCGGTGGCAACACCTACTCGGCCGTCAAGCTGACCGACGAGCAGCGCGACATGGACCTGGGCGGCTGGACCAAGCTCATGGCCAAGCAGACCGAGGCGATCGGTCGCGGCCTGGAGCGCGGTGCGGTCGACAAGCTGCTCGCGCAGACCTACGCGGTCACCCTTGGTGGTGCCGTCGACCGTGACGCCGTCACGGCTGGCGTGCAGCCCAGCCTCCGTGGCACCCTGATCCGCGCCCGCGAGGTGCTGAACCGCTTCATGGTCCCGCAGGAGGGCCGCGTCCTTCTGGTCGGCTCCGGCTGGGAGTCCGCTCTCCTGTCGGACGACAAGCTGAACCTGGCCGGCAACGTCGGCGAGCAGGAGGCGGTCTCCGCCCTGCGCGAGGCGAGCATCGGTCGGCGCTTCGGCTTCGACATCATCGTCTCGCTGGAGGTTCCGGCTGACGCTGCGTTCGCGCTGCACCGCTCCGCGTTCATCTTCGCGACCGGCGCCCCGAGCGTCCCGTCCTCGGTGACCGGTGGCACCGCTGCGCACAACGGCGTGGCGCTGCGCTGGCTCCAGGACTACGACGCCAACTACCTCACGGACCGGTCGGTGGTCAACACCTACCGTGGCTTCCGCGAGGTCAAGGACCAGCTCATCGGCATCAACGCCGGTCAGGCGTTCGTGTCCACGTACGAGCACTTCGTCCGCGCGATCAAGCTGGACCTCGACCAGGCCACCGACACCCTCCCGGTCGGCGCGGCTGCGGGCGACCCGGCTGACGAGCTGGCCCGGATCACCGGCATCGGTACCCCGTTCGGCGGCTGATCAAGCTGAGTGAGTGGGCGGGGTGTGCAACCTGCGCATCCCGCCCCTCCCCGTGAGTGAAGGAGAACCATCATGGCGAACTTCGCCACACTCGATGAGCTGAAGGCTCGCCTCGACTGGACGCTCGACACTGACGAGGAGCGCATCGCTACCTCAGCCCTGGAGGACGCTTCCGACCTCGCGAGCTACCACACGGGCCGCGACTGGCCGGACGCAGCCTCCGCCCCCCGCCTCGTACGGACCCTGGTCCTGAAGGCGTGCAAGCGGTTCATGGACAACCCCTCGGGCTACACCCAGTCCCGAGCGGGAGACGAGACGCTGGGCTGGAACGACAGCCAGGGCGAGAACGCGGGCACGGTCCACTTCACCGCTGACGAGCAGAAGCTCCTCGCGGAGATCGGTGGACGCAAGCCCGGCCTGGTCTCCGCTCAGGTCTCGGCCTGGAACTCGGTGCGCCGGCCCGTGAGTGCCGGCCTGGTCCCGGTCGATCCACCCCAACAGGAGCCGTTCCCCCTCTTCTCGGATGAGGTGGAGCCCTGGTGAGTTCGATGCAGCGTAGGCGCGGCGTTCCGGCGACGATCTGGAAGGCCCGCTACCACACCGACAACCGGGGCAACGAGATCCTTGTCGCCGATGCGGATGGTCCACATCAGGTCAAGTGCGCGCTGATCCCCCAGCGTTCGGCCCGAGCTGAGGTTCCCGGCCAACAGCAGATCAACATCACCCGCATGATCGTGAGCGCCAACCTCGAAGGGGTTGAGCTCTGGTCGCGGGTCGAGATGCTGGGCAAGGTCTGGGACATCGTGACCCCGCCCGCCTACCACCATGGCGAGCGCAGGACCAGGCACTGGTCGATCGACGTCCGCGAGAGGCCGAGCTGATGGCCTACATCTACAAGGGCCTCAACGGCAAGAACATGGCGGAGTTCATCGCCTCCCTGGACGCGGTCCAGGCGGAGGTTGACGAGCGCGCCTTCGAGATCGGAGTGCGAGCTGAAGAGCTCCTGCTCCATCACCGCGTTGAGGGCATCGCGCAGATCGAGATCGCCAAGGGCGACATCGACGCGTACGTAGTCCTCAGCGATGCCAACGGAACCAACGCCAAGACCAACTCGAACTCGGCCCTGTCGATCGAGTTCGGCCGCCAGGCGTACGACGTGGAAGTGATCGACGGCCAGGGCAAGGTCGTGGACGAGTACACGGTCGGCGCGATGGAGGGCCTGCACATCCTTGAAGAGGCATCCCACCTCCCGAAGAAGCAGGGCCCGAAGGCCAAGCCCAAGAAGCGCAAGGTCAAGATCAAGGCGCGCAAGAAGCGCGGAGGAGGTAGAGACTGATGGCTGGTCTCCCTCCGGAGATCAAGGCGCTCGCCGAGCTCTCCCCGGTCGAAGACCTGATGCTCGCGATCCTGCGCGACGGACTGCCTGGCATCCAGGTCAAGTCCCTGATCGCCAGGGATCAGACGTTCCCTCTCGTACTCGTTCGCCGTGACCCGTCCTTCGGGAACTGGCAGGGCGACACCCGATTCCTCGACGCAGCCCGCGTCGCGGTGCACGTCTTCTGTCAAGACCCCGATGGCGACGAAGACGCTGCGATCCTCTCCGAGGCTGTGCGCGTGGTCATCCGCGACGCCTGGCTCTCACAGAAGGTCGTGCCCTCGCGCGGCCACATCACTCGGGTCGACCTCGCATCCGCCCCTCGTCGAGTTACCGACTGGGCGACGTCGACCGGCCCGGTCCAGTACGCGGACCTCCCCACTGGTGTCTGGCGCTACGAAGCGACCTACGACATCGAGATCCGCAAGCCGCGCAACCGCCCGTACCCCATCCCGTAAGGAGAACACTTCGTGGCACTGAACGACAACGCCACCCTCGTCATC